CCAAAGGGCAGGAGCATGGTTTGCTCCGGAGTAAAGCCCAGCTGGGCGGTGCCGTAATAGAAAAGCCGGGTAAACAGCTCGGCGTCTGTTACCCGACTTGCGCGTTTTTTGAGTCCATCTCGCTTTCGATATTCCGCTTGGTGCCCTTATACATGGCTTCCATGATGGCTTCCTTGTACCCCGCCAGCTCGAAGGGAGAGGTCAGCAGCTCCACGGCGTCCTGGGTCAGCGGCTCCTTTTTGTCCTCCGGGTGCTGGAGGTTGTGGATCAGCACGCTCTGATTGGCCAGCAGGGTGATAAGCCAGATGATCTCATCAAGCGCCATCTCAAAGTTCTCGGACTTCATCAGCCTGTCGCCCAGGTTCTCCAAACCGCCGTAGCGTCCGGCGATCTCCTTGGTGGCACGGGTGGTGAGTACCAGCTCATACTCCTTACCGCCGATGGTGATGGCGGCGCTTCGCTCCTTGCTCATGGGTCAGCCCTCCTTACGCGGTTTCCAACGTGCTGTAGTCCGGCTCATACACCTCTTCGTACCAGCCGGAGATGGTGGCAGGCAGCACGCCGGTATCGTCCTCGGACACCTCTGCCTTCCAGGGGTGCTTGCCCTGACCGTCCACCTTGTTGCGGCGGGTCACAGTGCCTTCGATGGAAGGGGTGGAAAATTCAATGCTCTCACCCTTGGTGGTGAGGTTGGTGGCGGGGATGCCGAACTTCACCCGGTAGAGCCAGAAGTAACGGTACTTGCCGTTGGCCTTCTTGGCGCGGAAGCCCACAGCCACAGGGGTGCCGCCGTCCTCACTGGTGGAAACCAGCACCTTATTTCCGTCAATGGTGGCGCCGGTCAAGTCTTGGGCAACGGTAACGCCGATGTCATCCACGCCCAGGGTCAGGGTGCCGCTCTGGAACTCCTTGACCACGGCGGCGGCGCCATCGTCCGCATACAGCGTGGCTTCCGCCAGCTCCACCGAAAGCTCGGCGGTCATGGCCTTTGCCAGGGGGTGGGGGTCGCCGTAGGTTTCGTTGCCGGAAGTATCCTCGGTGATTTTGGCATAGTACAGCTTGTCCAAGCCGATAGTAGCCATATCTCATTCCTCCATTTCACCGGCGAGCCGCCGGTGGCAATTCGCGCACCACCAAGCCAGGTAACGCATCCTTGCCGCCCGCGCCGCTGCGCCGTTTGTAATTTAAAGTTGGTATAGTTTCGCCACGTCAATGGCGTAGTGGTGAAAGCCGGTATCATCCTCATGGGCGATATACCGGCGGTCGGTAATGCAAAAATCCGCACCCAGCAGGGCGCGGACAAGCGTGTCTTTGATGGCGGTGTAGCTGCCCTTCACGAACAGGGACAGCCGCGCCTCCTGGGTGTCGTACCCTGGGGAATCATCGGCATGAAGCGCAAAGGTGTCCACCATGGGCGTGATGACCAGGTAAAGGTCGGGCGGCACGCCGGAAAAGACGCCGGTCTCCACCGGAATGGCGCAGGTATCCGCCACGGTCTTCAATTCAGAAAGCAGACTCACAGCTTCTCCACCTCCTCTTCCAGCTTGCGGATCATGGCGCTGGTACAGGCCTTCCGGGACGAGGTCTGGGCGGGTTTGAGAAAGGGCTTCGCCGGCTGGCCATTCTTGCCGTACTCGATGATATTGGCCAGCATGGCGTTGCTGCCGCCATCGGAACGCGGCTCGGCAAAGCCGACCTTGATGTTGTGGTTTCCGTCCCTGTCCACCAACGGCGGGGTCAGGCCCAGTGAGCGTTCCAGCTCACCGGTGGAGCGGGAGTCATATTTTGTCCCGCTTCCAATAACGGAGGAGAGGTTGCTTCGCACCTTTGCCAAAACGACCTCGCCGCCGGCTTCCAGGACACGACCGGCGATCTCATCTGTTTTGCTGCCCAAAAGGGACAGCTTACGGAGGAACTCCTCCGGCATTTCTACTTTCACTTTAGCCACCTGGCTTCACCACCTTTGCCATGACCTCCAGATACATCCCCCGGCCCTTCACGTCTTCCACAGAGGTGATCTCGAAGCGGTCGCCATCGCAGAGGAGCGCAAGGTCTGTGGTCACGGATACACCGGGAATGACCCGGAAGCGGAACAGGTCGGTGGCTTCCCAAAAAGCCGCCATGTTTGCCCATCTCTCGCTTCCGTGCCTTCCTTCCCGGTATGCCCGGACGGAGGCCTGGGTGACCTCCTTTTCAGATTTGAAGCCCTCCGCATCCACGGAGACTTCCTTTTTTACCAGGTCAATAAAGGTGTTCATCTTTCCAAAGGACATACTCACACCTTCCATTCCCGGTCAAGCCGGAGAAGTAGGTTCACGGTGTGCCACACCTGCTGACCGGCCTGCACGTTATCTGCGAAAAAGCCGCCCGTGCTGCCATCCCTGGACTCGTAGAAGTGGGATGACAGCATGATGACGGCCTGTTCAGTAGTGGGCGGCATGGGGTGCTCCTGGTAGTACCCCGCCGCAATGTGCTGGTAGCTCTCCGCATAGGAGATGGCGGCGGTGATGAAGCGTTCCAGCAGCTTGTCATCGGCGTCATGCTCCAGGATGAGGTTTTCCTTGACCTTCTGCAAAAGCTCGTCCATCATCACCACCGCCTTTCTATTATGCAGACGCCTTCTGCGCCAGCACCTTGATGGCCTCCGACAGGATCAGCTTACCGTCCACGCGCTGGGTGGCCATGAAGCCCACCTGGCCGGTGGTGGCGAACAGCTCGTTTAGACGCTTGAAAGAGCGTCCCTGGCGGTCAGCGATCCAGTAGTAGCTGAAATCACCGAAGGCGATGGTTTTGGCGCCGGCGGCGATGGCGGGTACATAGGAAGAGGTGTAGACCGGACGGTTCAGGATGGTATCGGGGGTCCCAGCCGTGAGGGAGGGCTGCCACAGATACTGACCCTGGTTGTCCTTCAGCTTGCGGATGGCCTTGAACGTGGAGTCGTTCATCACCCAGACCGCCTTTCTGCGGTAGGGGGATTTCAGAGAATAGAACAGATCGATCAGCTCATCGGCGGTAATGGCGGTGGAGCTGGCGGCGGTAACGCCGGTCTGGGCGCCGCCGGTGGCCGCAAAGATGCCGGTGGCCTTGCCGCTGCCATCGCCCACGAAGAAGGCTTCCTCCTCCTTGGCGCCGATGCGGCGGGCAAACTCGGTGGAGATATACGAGGGCAGGTCGAACACACTGTCATTGAGCAGCTCATCGGACACCTTCAGGAAGGTACCCAGCTTGTAGGCGGACAGAGAGGTCTGGTCGAACACCTCATCGCTCTCGGTGAGTGCGTCCTCCTCATCCAGCCAGACAGCGGTGCCGTGACTGGTCACAATGGGGATCTTGCGGTCGCCGCTGGAGGTCTGGATGACCTTGGCCAGGCGGCGGAACACGTTTTCCTCCTCCAGAGCCTGCACCAGGGTGCGCTCATATTCGTCCGGCACCAGGTAACCGCCCTCGCTGTCGGTGCCTTCCTGCAGGGCGTTGCGGATCTCGTAGGGGTTGCCCTGCAGACGCATGGCGTTCCAGAAGTTCCGCTTGTACTCATCGGAAGCGCGGCCCTTCTTCTCGGCCTGCTGGTCGCCGGCGGGCTTGCCGGTGATGGGCTGGCTGACCGGCTTGTTCAGCTCGGCGTCCAGAGCCTCGCGGCGCTCCATCCGGGCGATCTCCTTGCCCAGATCGGTGATATCCTGCTCCATGCGGGAGTAGGCGGCGTCATCCTCGGCGGACAGGGTACCCTTATCGGTGCGGTGGGAGTCCAGGAAAGCCTTGGCGGCGTCCCAGGCCTTGGCGCGCTTCTCGCGCAGTTCCAAAATAGTCATGGTAGTTTTCCTCCTTTAATGTTTCAAAAGATTGAGCCGCTCGTAGAGATCGCCTACAGAGCGGCCCTTGGGTTCCGCCTTGGGGGCGGGTCGGTTGGTTTTGCATTTCTCGGCGATCTTGTCCATGAGGGAATTGACCACCGCCGCTTTGGAATACAGCATGGTGACCGCCGGGGGTTCCGTGTCCTCGATTTCGGCAGGGCGCTTCATCACCTCATCGGCGAAGCCCAGCTCCACCGCCTTTCCAGCGTCCATCCAGGTTTCCGCATCCATGAGGTGGGAGAGCTTGGCGCGGGACAGACCGGTCTTGATCTCGTAGGCGTTGATGATGGAGTCCTTGACGCTGGAGAGCATCTCGATGGCCTTCTGCATCTCGCCGGTATCGCCCATAGCCACGGTCATAGGATTGTGGATCATGAGCATGGACACCGGGGACATGAGGACCCTGGTGCCCGCCATGGCGATGACGGATGCGGCGGACGCCGCGATGCCATCGATCTTCACGGTCACATCGTGGGGGTAGTCCATCAGCATATTGTAGATTTGAGCCGCCGCCACACAGTCGCCGCCGGGAGAATTGATCCAGACGGTGATGTTCCCGTCCCCGGCCATCAGCTCCTCCTTGAAAAGCTGGGGCGTGACGTCATCGTCAAACCAGCTTTCCTCGGCGATGGTGCCGTTCAGATACAGCGTCCGTTCCGCCGGAGCCGTCTCTGTCTGGGCTTGATTCCTCCACTTCCAAAACTTCTTCATCGGCATTTTCCTCCTTTCCGTCATCGATGGATTCGGT